CACCAACGTTCGCAAGAAAGTTGGCCCGATCTTGACAGTTTACCCCGTGGAGTACGGGGTGCGAGCCTATCAGTACGGCAAGTACGAGCCAGAAGCCAAACAGACCCTTACCTCCTTCGCATCACCCATCATCCACTCTTCTTACGCCCCAGCAGCCACGCTGGGCAACGAAGAGCGGGGAATCAAAAGCCGGATCCTAGTACCCCAGCAGAAAACCAAGGACTTGGAGTTAACTCCCTTCCTCACCCTCTGTATCGACGACTATTCCAAGGCCCTCTTCCCCGTCCCCCACATCCTACACCCCACCGATGATGACGTTCTTTTCACCAACCAAGCCACACCCTCTCAGAAATCCATCCTCCAGCAAGCCATGGCGCTTGTCCCCGGCTACGCTACGATCGTTAAATCCTTCGTTAAGCGTGAAAGCTACGGCACGCCCAATGACCCTCGCATCATCTCCACCCTCGAGCCCCGCACCAAGGCGGATTACTCGCGCTACATCTACTCCCTGTCTCCCACGTTCTACGCTCACCGTTGGTACGCCTTCGGTAAGTGCCCTCGTGACGTCGCTTATCGCGTCTCAGAGGTCTGCAGGAACGCGAGCAGCGTCGCTGTCACGGACTACACCAAGTTCGACGGCCACGTCAACATCATAGCCCGAGATCTCGAGCGCACGGTCCTCTTGCGCGCGTTCCATCAGACGCACCACGACGACCTCCTCTACACTTGGTCAAACACCCTCAACCGCCCAGCTGTCGGCCGCTTCGGCACCTTCTACGATACCTGCAATGTACGCAATTCAGGTTCCTCCGATACTGCAGTTGCCAACACTATGCTCAACCATTTCCTCGCCTATGTTGCCTTCCGGTGCACAAAGCACCCTGACGGAACGTTCTTCACCCACGACGAAGCGTGGGAAGCTACCGACGCCGGCCTCTTCGCCGGTGACGACGGCCTTGTGCCTGACCCCCCTCAGGGGCTCGCCAAGGCTGTCGAAATGTGCGGCTTCTCCCTCAAAGTGGAAATCGTGGAACGTGGCAACTACGGCGTGTCTTTCATCTCCCGTCTCTACGGCCCAAATGTCTGGACCGGCGAACCTGACTCCACTTGTGACCTCTACCGGCAGCTGGCGAAATTTCACACCAGCCCCAACCTGCCTGACACCGTCACCCCCGAGCAGAAACTCGTCGAGAAAGCTTTTTCCTTCTCCCTGACTGACGCCAACACCCCCGTCATCGGACAGTACTGTAAACTAGTACTCGACGCTGCCGCCCGTGAAGGCAAAGCGGCTAAAGGCATCAAAACCTTGGCCCGTTGGGGAGACGAACATGAGATCAGCCACCAATGGCCCAACCACGTCGACGATTTTAGTGACCACCTTTTCCAATCCGAGCCTCTCTCCCACTTTTCCCGAGATACTTGGAACACCTGGGTCCTAAGTCTAGGAGACTGCCCTACACTCAAAGAGCTTCTTGCTCCCCCTTTGTGCCTCGAGCCCGAGCGTAAACTCCCCAAGACCACCGCTGTGGTTGAGGATGAGTTGATAACTCTTATCGACGGCCTGGAAGTGTACGGTCCGGCGCCAGCCCCTCTACCCACCCCTCACGTTCGCCCCAAGCGCAATGAGTGCGTCAGGGCTCCCAAGTCTGCCACCCCTTCAGTTAAATCTGTCGTGGGCGCGACTAAGGAGCCGCTGGCCAACGCTAACCTTCCCGCCCCCACCACCAAGAAAGACACCACCACCACCTCAGAAACCAAACCCACTCCACCCCCAGAGACTGTCTCCGTCCTCGAACCCACCACCCAGCCGCGCAAGAAAGCGCCGGTGAGTACTTCTCAGAAACCTCACCATCTTCCACCAGCTATGGTCGAAGAGTGCACGCTGGTGGGTCAGAAGAAGGAGGCTAACGCCCCAGCCCGGCCCAAGATCGCGCTGGTTGCGAAGTCTCACGTGAACCCAGTTCCTGACGTTTTTGAGCAAGCCGCCCAAACTTCAACTAAGATCACATCACCACCATCTTCACCCAAGCCGGCCACTGCGCCGCCCGCCACCGTCCCGGCGGAACCCACCCCCAAGCCTCATGGTCGTCGAGGCGCGCCCCGTAAGGGCCGCGGGGGAGGGCAGTAGGGAGGAAGCACGCTTACTGACCGGGCCGTTGGGGCCCGGGTACGTTTTAAGATTTTATCAGTAAGCCTTAAACGCAAAGCCTTCTTTTCTCTCTCTCTATGCCAAATGGACGAACAAAGCGACAGCCCTCGCGAACTAAAACCTCACGTCGTGCTGCTCGACCCCCTCAACGACGAAGAGTTCCTCGCAACCCTTCGCCTTCCCTCCACGTTTCTTCCGTTTGTGGCCTCACAGACCCATTCTGCGCCCACGCTCGTGGAGCCAAGTACCCCGACCCCTCCTCCACTCGGACCCTCGCCTACACCTTCAACGGTCGAGTCGACGTCCCAACCGACGGAGCTGGTGCGGCCAATTGGCTATGGTACCCCCAGTACGGATTCTCTCCCCTCACCGACGCCGCCTCTCGCTCCGGCGACACCGTCACTGCTTGGACCAACTTCGCCGCCTCTACCTCCATTGCCTCCGCTGTTTCGTATCGAATCGTTTCCGCGGGCTTCATCGTTAGAGCCACTTGCGCACCGCTGTCCTGTTCGGGTAGCGTGCTCTTGCGGTCGTACGCTCAACTTACGCCGGCGACGCTCACGAGCGTCAACCCGAAACTCTACAACTGCAGCTCGTTCAAGGATGTTTCGCTCAACAAGAGTTACGAGGGTGTTGTCTCAATCCACCAACACAACACCCTCAACCCAGTCAACTTCTACAGCTGTTCTGCGTCTACTGCGGCTGTAGCCAGCGCCCCTTCCAACGGGTTCACCCCCCAGTGCATCACTATCGCGGGTGGCCCTCCAAGCGCTGTCGCCTGCGTGATCGACTATGTAATCCATTATGAAATCACGTTCGCTGACGATGACGGCCTGTCTCAAGCTACAACCAACTCACCTCCTGCGAATCTCTTCCTCACCGCCGCCGCTGCCCGCGTCACCTCCACGATCCCAACCTTCTTCGAACGTGGCGCGCGCCTCGCTGGCGAGTACATCTTCCGCTCTGCAGCAGCTGCCTTAGGGGCCCGCCTCGGCGGGTCCCAGGGGGCCCTCATGGGCCGCCAAGCAGCCAACGCCATGCTTGCCGTGGATGTGGACTAACCCTCCCTCCCCAACCGGCACCCAACCGTCTCAAGCGACGCAAACGCTTCGCCTCGTTAACTATACCAACGAGTTTTCTAGTCAGG